CAAATTTAATCGTTGCACCTAATCCAGCAGAGGCTCAGGCTAAGAAACTAGCAAATCTTTGGACAGGGGAAAGTGGTGACGAGTGAACGTTCTAGCCCTAGACATAGAAACGAAAAACTACTCTCATGAGATTGGGGGTTGGGGCAATACCCACATGTTTGAAGTATCTACTGTCTGCACATGGGATGGAAATCATGGAACAGTATACATTGACGAACCTATCAAATCGATAAGAAAGTCAAATGTATCTGTAAAACCACTATCTGAACTAAAATTTGATTTGGATAAGCATCATGAGAATAATGGGATACTATTAGGACACAATATAGTCTCCTTCGATTTAGCCGTGTTGAAAAATGCTATGGATATCTACTGTATCAAAAAATATCTAGATGACAAAGCATACATTGACACTAGTAGAATTTTGAACAAGTCATATGGTGAGAGATACTCTCTTTCTAATTTAGTTCAGAATACTCTAGGCGCAGATAAACTAATGGATAGTGCAGACGCTCCGTTAGTTTGGAAAGATGGAAAGTTTTCGGAAGTAGCAGATTACTGCTTGAAAGATTGTGAACTCGTATATGATTTGTGGATTCATGGAAAAGAGAATAAGATGGTGAAGGGCTTTTCCATAGAGGAAGAAATAATGAAAGATTTGGAGGTAGATTGGTAATGTCACCTTGGGAATGGCTAGGCTGGATAATATTCGTTATTCTAGTTTCTCTGTTGTTCTTTGCAGCATTCGGTAATTCAAAGTATACCGAAGAAAGCATAGATGAGTACATGGAGAACCTAATTAGCGAAGAGCGTGGTCGTACTGGCCCTAACTAAAACATGTCCTTCTTGCTCTGAGGACACCATCCCTCAGAGGATAAAGGGCAAGGTCGTGGGTTCACAAGAGACTCTACATATTTGGCGATGTAGAGAATGTAAAGCACTGTGGTCGGAGGAATAATCCTTCGGCCACTTTGCCTTTTTTTTGCGAAAAATTTTCAGTGTTATGCGAAATCAGTTGTCAGCCAAAGTGCGACCTAGCGGAGATTGTGGGTCTACGAACATTATACCCCTTGGATGATTTTGAAAGAAATCAGGTTGGTATGGCTGATATTTAGCGTATGAGTTAGGTGGAGTATCACCATATATTTGTTGTATTGCTTCAGGCCAATCAAGAAGTGCTTGTCTGTAATCTGCTAATTGTTGTTGTTCTGTTTGTGTTAATGCATTATACAACAAGGGTTTAGATTGATAAAAATCTACATATGTTTCTAACATCCAATCTCTAGAGTATCTGACCTTTGCCATCGCCTCTTCCATGCTAATCGTTATTTCTTCTCCATGTTCTCCTATTGCCATCTAATCACCTCATGCTACCGTAAAGTATGCCGTCATTCTTGCAGGGCCAACTTGTGTATTAGTATATCCTTGCATTCCTGTTGTTCTTAAGTTGAAAGTATCTCCTGCTGCGTAAGATAGACCATCACCACTTAATGATGTGAATGACCTAACAAACGCATTACCACCAGTTCCACTAGCATTGAATTGCATTGTAGTTGTACTGGCTGACCTATTCTTGAAAACGGTCATTGTCTGATTACTGGAATTTGTTTCACTACCATTATTACCGAATGCTATATCTATTCTAGACAATGTGCAAGCAACAGGTAAAGCAACACCAAAGTCTGTTCCTGTTGAAGAATTAGTTGTGTTCCTTGCTCCATTACCGAAAGACATTTGGAAACCATTTGCTCCACCAGCAGCCGCCGTACTAGCGATATGAACATCAGACTCTTCACCAACAATAACGAATGTATTGGTATCTGTACCACCACCACCACCACCGCTAACTGTTGTGAAGGATAATGTTCCACTACCATTGGTAGTTAGAACCTGTCCATTACTACCATCAGTAAGTGGGAATGTGTATGTGTCGTTGAACCTAATCTTCCTATCAGGGCCAATCCTCAAGGCTTCTACTGCATTCTCATGTCCTGCCGAGTTTCCTGTTTTGAGAACTATTCCTGAACCTGAATCGTTAGTCGCTACTGAGTTAGCGATAATCAGTGTGTTATTGTCTGTATTGTCATTATGGAACACATCAGATGAATGCCCAATAGATGAGTGTGTTGTACCTCCATCTAATACGAACTCCATATATGGTTGGTCTAATTCACCTGAGTTGTCTGAATCTGCTCTTAATGATAATACTGCATCTCCGGCATGACCATCTACTATTAGTGTAGTACCATCCCAAGTAAGACCTGATTCTGCATTCATGGCATCTGTGCCTGTTGCAGTTACGATTCTGTTATTTGCTCCATTAGTCATGAAGTCAGATACATCTACTGAGATTGCATCTGCTGCTACATCTATTCCAGTTCCCGCACCGATGTTGAGTGTAGCAGAACCACTGGTTGCTCCACCAGTTAGACCGTTACCTGCTACAACTGCGGTGATATCACCAGTATTAGTTGTAAATCCACTATCATTATCAAACGCTGAAAGTGGTATTTCAGATATTAATTTTCTACGTTCTGCTCCATTGTCTAATAGAATCAATTCATCTTGGCTTGAATTAATTGCAGCAGTCATATCTGTAAACTCAGACAAATCAATACTAATAGTTGGAGTAGTAGTTGCATTTGATACATCTAAACCTGTACCTACTGATACTTGTGTTACTGTACCTGCATTAGAAGTAAAACTACTATCGTTATTGAATGCTGATAATGGTATCTCTGAGATTAATTTTCTTCTATCCGCACCATTATCTAGTATAATCAACTCATCTTCACTGGAATTAACAGCAGCAGTCATGTCTGTTAATTCTGATAAATCAACAGCAAGTGTAACTGCACCACTCGCACCACCACCACTCAGTCCTGTTCCGGCAGTAACACCTGTAATATCTCCTGCGTTGTTGGTGAAGGAGAGATTGCTCTGCATGTATGACTGAAGAACAGAGACATCCATTCTCTTCAGAGTTCCAGCATCGCTCAATACTAATTCATCAGTTGATGCTAGACCACTTGTAAGTGCAGTTGCACCTGTAATATCTGATGCAGCCAGTCTTGAAGTGATGAAACCTGCACCATTAGTTAGTTGGTTGGTGTTTGTTGGGATATCACTAATGTATGCAACAGTTGAGGCAGTTCCCCAATCAGTAGCATCTCTAGCAGCACGATAATGATAGATTCTTTGCGTACTAGTCTTAGATAGTGCTAGTAGGTTAGCATCTCCACCTGAGCCACTTGTGTAAGTGTCGAATACTAGAGTATCAGTATAATCAGAAGCGTTAGTGGTTGAACCATCTTCTAATCCTGTCTTTGTAGAGAACAATCCGAATATTTGTCTTTGACTGGTTGTTAAATCTTCAGGAGCAAAGTCTCTATCATCTGCTGTTTTAATATAAGGAGCGTGTAGAGTTTTGAAACTCAAATCGAATGGGTCTGAATCTGACCCCGTAGATATGTCAGTATAGTTGATATCAATACTAGTATCGCTACTGTGGAACTTAACCTCTTCAGCGTTTGATATGGAAACTTCAGTACCATCATCATCCTCTAGAATGAATGTCATTTGACTTCCAACTAAGTCAATTGTTCCATCTCCATCCTGATATGTAGCGGTAATATTTGTCTCTGTATTACCTGAGAACATACCACCTACAATATCTTGAACCTGTTCTGTGCTTAGTTGGGTATCCGTGTTTGTCGTGAAGGTTAGATTGTTCTGCATGTATGTCTTTAGTCTAGACATCGTTGCCTTTCTGTTAGTGCCGTTTGCACCATCATCAATTATCATCAGGTCAGCATCTACCAATGCTGCATTGATGTCATCCATCCCATCAATATCTAGTGAGAATGTCTTGCCTGATAGACCGATACCTCCACCTGAACTGACTGCTAGGTGTTGAGTCACGTTGCTTTGTGCTATCCTACCATCAGCGAATGTGCCACTTGTAATCTTTGAAGTAGCCAAGTTAGGGATGTCTGATGCTGACAAACCACTTTCAAGAATGTTAATTTCAGAAAGCGAGGCAGTTATGCCTAAGTTAGTTAGAGCATTGCTCTTCTGTGTCCCATTCAATCCCTGATTGCTAACATCTATTCTCAACCTGTTTCCTAGAGAAGTCGCCGTTGTAGTTGAAAAACTGGCATCATCTCCTAATGCTGCTGCGAGTTCGTTTAGAGTGTTGAGTGTTGAAGGTGCTGAATCAACAAGTCCCGATACCTCTGCATCAACGTATGCCTTGATAGATTGCTGACTTGCTGCGGCAGTAGCACTGTTAGATGCAAAGTTATCCTCATCGAGAAGAGTCAATTGCGTGTTTGTATCAGTAGAGGCAAAGTTGAGTTTGCCATTTGTATCATCATATGTGACCGCAATGTTTGACTCTGTGTTACCACTTACCATTGCTCCTACGATATCTTGGACTTCTTCTGTGGTTAGGTTAGTATCAGTAGTGAAGGTGAGACCGTTCTGCATGTAGGTCTTCAATCTACTCATGGTTGCCTTGCGATTCGTTCCTCCTGCTCCGTCATCTACAATCATTAAATCAGCGTCTGCCAAGGCTGCACCGATATCCGTCATGCCATCTATGTCTAGACCAACTGTTACTGTGTCAGTTGACCCAACAACGGTTGCTATACCATCTCCACCAGCGATGTCTAGTGTGTTTCCATGTGCTATGGTTTGATTGCTTCCTGAATCTCCTGTCAAAGTGAATGTTGTGAGTTGATTAGTGTTAGTATCAGTAGTCATATCATCCACTACCAAATCGATAGTGCCATCTCCATCTTGGTAAGTGGCTGATACTCTTGTCTCGGTATTTCCTGTGAACATCGCTCCTACAATGTCTTGTACTTGTTCAGTAGTTAGTGTTGAAGTAATGAACCCTGAAGAACTGTTATCATAGTTAGATAGGTCATTATCTACTACTAAGTCAATCGTACCATCGCCATCTTGGTAGGTAGCAGTTATTCTTGTTTCCGTGTTGGATGAGAACATAGCCCCAACGATGTCCTGTACCTGTTCATCTGACAGTTGGGTGTTGGTATCTGCTGTCATATCATCTACAACAAGGTCAATCGTACCATCACCGTCTTGATACGTTGCGGATATTCTAGTCTCGGTGTTTGAACTAAACATTGCACCTACGATATCTTGAACCTGCTCAGTAGAGAGTTGTGTGTTGGTATCTGTTGCTGCGATAGTTACTGTGTCATTACTAGCATTTGTTGTTATGGTAACGTTTGAGCCTTCTGCGAGAGTTAGTGTATCAGTTGTTGAATCTGCTGCAACAGTCGTCTGTCCACTTACTGCTACATTACTGAAGGCATTCTGATTGTTCTCTCCACCTCCACCTGATGCTACCCAAGTAAAGTTTCCACCAGCATGATTGTAGGAAAGTAGATAATTATCTGCACCACTATCTGCTGCTGCTGTGACATTAAGATGAACAGCATCAATAGAGCCATCTGCCAGTTGGTCACTATCTATTGCATCATCTGCCATCTTTGCATTTGTGATAGCGTCATCAGCAATCCTTGCAGTTGCGAAAGTTCCTGATGTAATCTTAGACGCTGCTAGGTTTGGTATATCAGAAGCAGATAGGTTTGCACTGAATGTCTTACCTGATAGGGAAAGTCCTGTTCCAGCAGCCAAATGTTGAGTAACGTTTGATTCAGCGATTCTTGCATCTGCAAAAGTTCCTGAAGTTATTATACTGGCTGCTTGATTCGGCACTGAAGTAAGATAAGACTGCAAATCACTAATTTGCGACTCTGTTATTGAAAGAGCAGCCTGATGCTGTGTGACGTTACTCTCTGCTACTCTTGCATCTGCAAATGTACCGGATGTTATTTTGCTAGTAGCAAGATTTGGTATTCTAGCAGTTCCTAGTGTTCCACTAGTAATTTTAGAAGCAGCCAAATTAGGTATATGAGATGCAGATAAGTTGGCTGTGATATCTCCTAATGCTGATAGAGCAATACCACCTGATGCAGATACTGCTACTGTTCCACCTGCATTTGGTAGAGATATGGTTCTATCAGCATTAGGAGA